ATTTTTGATGAACTAGATCCAAAATCTTTTAATGAGTTTCTAAGATTTTCATCATATCCAGAAATAAAATATTGAACTCTGGTAGAATTAATATCATCAAGAAAAATATTGTATGTTGGTGAATTACTTTTTTCAATTAAATTGACAGTAAGATCACGAACATTTAAGTCAAAAACAGCATCTTTTCCACTAGGAATAACATCAATTCTACTTGTTGTAGAATATCCAATTCCTGGACTAATAATTTCTACGTCATCAATTTTTCCGTTTGAAATGGTAGCTTTTAATTTTGCTCCGATTCCTTTTCCTGTAGGATCAACAACTTTTAAATCTGGAGTAGAAAAATACTCTGTTCCTCCAAATTGTATGTTTGCATCAACTAAAATACCATTGACAATAATAGGTTCAATTTTAGCTTCTTTTCCATTTTTTACAGTAATATTTGGTTTCTTTTCTAAATTTAATATTGTAGATCCATATCCAGTTCCAGATTCATAGAGATAAACTTCAGAAATTGTTCCTTTTACAATTGGAGTTAAACTAACTGTTTGAATTTGTGTAGTAGTTCCAAATCCAACATTAGTGAAAGAAATAGAACATTCTATATCTGGATATTTAAATTCCTGAAAACCTGTTCCAGTAGAAGAGAACTTAACAATTTTATTCTCCTCAAAATTTGAAGTTATTGTTCCACCAATACCAGCATCACATAATTTAAAAGAATCACTATCATTAGTTAAAACATAATATTGATTAGTTGTACTTAATCCTGCAATTGTTCCTAATCCAGATACAGGAGAGTATTCGATAATTTCTCCATTAGAAAAATTATGATTTTTAAAATTAATTGTATGGTCTGATACTAATATATCGGATGGTTTAACTATAACTTTTCTATTAGTTAACTTTCCTCCATTAAGAACTTCAATTTTGGAAATATTATTCTTTACTTCATTTGTTAAAAATTTCTGTATTCCTTCTAAGTTTGAATTATAAAATTGAATTTCATTTGTATTTGATGAATAATCATTAAAGGAATTAAATATTTTTATAGTTTTATTATTATCTACTTTAGCATAATATACTGAATTATTAATTAATGAAGAAGATCCATCACCAATACTAATATTAGAATTTCCATTATTTCTATATACAATTTCTTCACCATCTGTAAAATTATGATCCGAAAGGAAAGATATTTGTGATGTAGTAGTAGATATTCCTCCACCATTTGATGTTGATCTAGCATCAAATAAAACTTCACGTCTTTCTCTAACTATAACAGGTTTAAAACTTTCTCCACTTACATTACCACCAGTTACATTTATCGATAAAACTTTATCAACATTAAAATTTTGGTTTCCAACAAGCACTTCTTCTATTGATCCTGTTACAACTGGTTGTACTAATGCAGTTGTCCCTAAACCAGCAGATATTTCTATTTTTGGAGGATTAACAACATCAAAATTAGATCCACCATTTAATACATCAACATTTTTGATTGGACCATAATATACTTTGTCTTTTGACTTATAATTTAAAATCTCAACTCCATTAATAAGCATTCCAGTAGATCCTGGAATTGTTTTTTCATCAGAACCATTTTCTATATTAGGATTTAATGAAAATTTCTTTAGTAGTTTTGATGAATCTATTACTCTAGATTTTTGAGTATATAATGTAAATATGTGAGTTCCTGTATCGGAATCTGGAAATGCAAATTGCACAGAATTATTATCATCATCAATAAAAGATAAAGAATTAAACAATTTAATTCTTTTTTTATCTAAATTTGGATCTGGATCTGAAAAAACTTTAACATAATATGAACCTTCTTCCAATCCTGTCAAAGTAGATGAAGTGGATTGATAAAAAATTCTATCTCCTGTAATAAAAGGAACCTTATTATCAAATAAAATTGTTGTATAAAGTTCTGTGTTTTCATCTTGATCTTGAAGATTATTCGATGAATTAATAGTAGATTCTATTAAAGGTGTGGTTATATCGTATCTAAAGTCTGTAGTAGCTGCAATTCCAGACGAAGGAAGTGAATTTGATGCTACATAAGCATATTCTTCATTTTCAGTGTAAACATTTTGAACATCAGAGATTAATGACTCATTTCCATATTTAAAGGGAACACTTTGACTCTTTGCTTTATTAATTTTTCTTCTTAAAGAATAATTAGAAGAAGCATCTGGAGAAAATGCTGTTAAATTTGATATAGAAACAATATTAGAACCTGGACTAATATCAGAATCTACAAAGGGAATATCAGAAATAATATTTCCATTTAAATCATACAAAGGATATTTTATTTCATTTGATGACGAATCGATAATTTCTACAAAGTCACCTTTTTTAAGTTGGGATCTATCAATAATTGACTTTAATGTAAAGTTACTTCCATTTATTTGTTCGATTTGTGTGGAAGAACTTGTATTATAGATCCAAGAATTTGCAAATACTTGCTTATATGTTTTAGTTCCTTCTGGATTTTTTATATTATCACCAATATTTTTGACTGTTATAATTTGTCCTTCATCTGCTAAAATAGAACTACTTTTTTGTGTAAAACTTGAAAGTACTCCCGTTATTCTTAATTCTATCTTCTTTGAAATATCTCCATTTTCATATCCATAATAGGTATCTGTTGATGATGTAACATCATCAGATGCTAAGATATCTTCAGATATTCCAGAGCAGTTTAAAAACTGATTGACACTTTTATCCGTATAAGTTATAGTATTATTTCCAGATAAAATAGTTCCTGAATTATCAAATCCTATTGTTGAATCAACAGAAATTACTGATGATCCAGAAAATACTCTTTCAAGACATTTAGTGTTTGGTGTAATTTTAAAAGTACCTTCGATAGAAGATGATTCATCATTATAACCAACAAAAAGAGAAAGTTTATAATAAGTTTTTTGACCTCTTGTAAATGGCTCTATTTCTGATATAGAAGCACTAGTTTCTGAGTCATCAGTTTTAAATATCGTCTGTCCTACTAAATTAAGAGGATTACCGGTCCCAATAAGATCTGCAATTACAATTTCTCTTCTAATAAAACCAGAATCTGATGGTTTTAATAAGTATTCCTCCAGATTAATTACTTTTGGTGTTTCTCCATAAAGAACATTGAATAAAATTCTAAACGATTCGTCAGTTCCTTTTGATTCATAAAATGATCTTGCTTCTTTTATGAAATTACCTACATCCAGTTTAGAATCAAATACTCTATCTTCAAATCCTGGTGTGAATGTATATTTTATTTTTTTATAAAATTCTTTTAAAAATAAAGAACTTAAGTTTTGTACACTAGACCCTGAAGAATGCTGTGCAGCACTAGATTGGGTAAATACTAATTCTCTTTGATCTAATTCGTGATGATATGTCGTGATACCACTAAATCCACGAATACATCCCGTAAATGTATTTGTTGTTAATCCTGTATAACTAATAATTTCATCATCAATTTTTAACAAACCATAATTATTAGGGAATCCTTTTGTACTAGAGACATTGACAACAGTATCTCCGACTGTTGTTATTCCTGTTGTAGTTGTATTGTCTACAATTACTTCTGGAGTTAAATTATCTACTTTTAAGTATTGATCTAAATTTTCTGCAATGTCAACAGGACCACCCTGAAATTCTTGAGAAATATAATATTGCTTTAAAAAATCTATAGTTTTTGGACTTTCATCCAAAATATATTCGGGCAATTGACTACCGATAACATCTTGAACCTTAACTCTAGATTCAAATCCAGTCTGTATCATATTACTCTCTGATTAGATTGCCGTTAGAATAGCTTGATGTATAAAAGTCTCTGTTGAATACAGTTCCAGAAATTTCATCTCCGGAAGAAATAACATCCTTTACCATATTTATTTTAGTTTTAGACATGTCAAGTTTAAGGTATAAGTCTTTAAGACCAACAACATCATTAGACTCTGGAAATGCTTGTATTTCTATAATATTATTCGGTTTTGATGTTGATACAATGTTAATGGTGCCAAGACTAATTTCTCCCTTAATATAATCTATAGTTCCTGCAGATTTGACAACAACGGTAGATGTTCCATCAGGTAAAATTTTAACTGCCGACAAAATACCTGTTTTTTTATCGGCATTTGGTACATCAGTTAGATAAACTGTGTTTGGTTCGGCAGAAATTCTAAATCCAGTTGATTTGATATTAAATCCTTCTGCATTTACGTGAAATTGATTTCCAAAACAAAGTTCATATTGTGCAAATTGATTTAGTAATGCAGTTAAATTCCTTCTTATCTTAACTCTACTAATGTTTGATGTAATTGCAGTATCAGTAGCATCAATAACATTGAGAACTTTACTATACTTAAACCTACCTCCAAATTTGTTTAAATCGACTGTTTTAGAATAACTTGTCAAAGATGTAGATATTTTAGTTTTTAAGGAGTCTGCAGTTGAAACTCTAGAATCGTCATAGTAAACATAAGAATCTAATTCAACATAAAGAATTTTAAGGTCTACTATTTTCTGATTAATTCCCGAAACAGAATAATTTTTTAATTCGGATAATATTCTACTCTTATTAAAGTCAGAAACAAAATTACCATTTTTTGGCTTGATTGATATCTGAACGGTTCCAAATTCTGGAGGATCTAGTTCTTCCCCACCAACTATTGAAACTGAATCTGTATCTGGATATATCTTTTTAATAATTGATTCGTAGTCACGTCCAGTTACTGCTCTATTTTGTGCAGAATATATTCTTGGAGCATAATACTTAATTGAATCTACCGTTTCAACATCTGATCCATTTTGTGCGGCAGATTGAGTCGTCACATTAAATGACTGAGGTGACAATACAACACCAAGATCATCCGTAATTACACCAGAGAATGAGAATAAAGATGGACCATTACCATCTCTACCATCTGTAGTGATATAGTTTACAGTTATAATTTCACCAGTTTCTAATTTTCTCCCAATTAAACCATCACCAAACAGCAATTCATACTTTTCATCTTGCACTTCTTGTAAAAGATATATTAAAGACTTGTCATTTACATTAATAATATCATCTACTTGAGTATATTCAATTCCAACTCCATCTTCATTTTCTTTCTTAACATAAACTTTTATGGTTGATGTATCAATAAAAGAATTGTCAAGAATAAATCTCTGATCCAATGATCCATCGTAGATGAATTGCTTGGTAAGAAATGTTCCTTGTTGAATTACTACATCATTAAACGTAGATCTTCTTGCTCGTACAATAGATCCATTTTGCTCAAAATCTATATTGGTAGTTTGCTCTTGTATATCTTCTACTAACGAAAAAATATATGATGTATCACCAGAATTTCCAACACAAACCAATCCTTTCTTCAAAATCATAATTTCAGTTTCTGTATCATGAACATCTACAGTGAATGATACAGTTGCTTTTGCGGCATTTCTTGATCTAGGTACATAACCAATGTTTCTTGCAAGAGAAACAACATTTTCACGAATAGTGGCAGAGTCTAAGAAAGACTCATTTACAATCATGTTTGAATTAAATGCTGTAATATATGTGTTATATGCAAGAGTATCAATTAATACGGAAAAGTTAGATCCCTCAAAGTCAAATCCAGTAAAATTGGAATTTGCTCTAAGATAATCTTTAATCGATTCTCTTATCTGATCAAAATCTAGGTTTGTAAACTTTGTAAAAGGCATTTTATCTTGTTGCCTCTAATAGAAATGAATATTCTTGTGTCGGAAACTCTTGACCTATAATATCAAATATAACAATTACATTGAAAGAATTGCGATCTGGAATTGGTTGTACTTCTACCTTTAAATTTTCAACTCTTGGTTCAAAATTAGTTACAGAAGTCTCAATTTGATCACTGATTACTGAGGCAGTACCAAAATCTACAAATTCAAAGAGACTTGCTCTAACATCTGAACCAAATAATGGATTAAAAAATTTTTCAGTAGGAATTGTTTGGACAATGTTTCTCACAGATCTGCGAATTGCAGCCTCATTTTTTAAAACTGGCAAATCTTTTGTAATTGGATGAGGTATAAAAGATAAACTAATATCCTTAAATGACCTCGATATCCTTTGAATTGCCATTGGTAAA